CCGGCAGCAACCACCGTGACGATGCCTATGGCGGCAGCGTCGAGAACCGCGCGCGCCTGTTGATGGAGGTCTTGGAAGGCGTGACCAAGGCGATCTTTGATAGTGTTCATTGTCTCCTGTGCGATACGGAAGTCGTTAAACTTCTGAAGCTGGAGAACTGACACATCAGCAGCGTTCCCTTGCGTAATACCTCCATTAGGAGTTTCGGCTAAAGCCTTGGCACGCGTTGTGCCGTTAGGGTTGAGAAGGAACAGTACCTTCGACGCGGCCGCAGAGCCTTCCACAATAGCTTGTGTTAGCTTCTCAAGGGACTGTAGGTCACCAAGGTACTCCTCTACATAACCACGTCCATAGTCTTCGCCGTCGATACGTGTAAAGCGTAGAGGTATAAAAGGATTCTGATCAAGAGGGTATGTACCATACGAATCAGGAACAGGAGTACCGTTGATGTCTTGGAAGATATGCCACTCGTTGTCCTTGCGAACAATAGCCGTATAGAGATTAACATCATTGTTAGATTCTTCTTGGCCTATCAAGGCCTGCATCTCTTCTGACAACGCCTTGTAGGAAAGGGTTTCTTTGGTAGCAATCTTAATGATGTTCCCCATTGGGTCGCGTTTAACAACAAAGCGGTCAAGACGGAAGACCCGTAGACCTCCCTCGTCGGGAAGGTAAAGCAACGCGTTTCCTGTAATGATAAGTTGCTTGAGAGCTTCGTGAATACCAGTGCGGTATGCTTCGCGACTGATCTCATCCATCACTGCTTCTTCTACTTGTTGTAGTGAAGACTCGATCTCGGTGATAAGCTCAGGAGGAGCGCCTTCTTCCTGTAGAGCGAAGGTGTCTACGTTAAGACGAAAGAACGGGGCGTTGGGAGGTAGAAGTGCCAACAATAGTTTAGATGCGAGGTTGTTTACTCCTCTTGCCCCAACGCCCTGAAATGGTGTTTCTAGACGGCTATGTGCGCCAAACCCTTCGTCGGGGAGAACGTAGGGCATAGTAAGCTTAGAACACTGTCTCGCTCTATCAACGTATTGATAGCGATGTCCCTCGCACGATGTATAGATAGATTGAGCAGATTGATGCATATAATTATTTAACTTGGGATGAGCCAAAATAGAAGCCGACGATAGCCAAGGCTGTCTGTCTCACTTCTGGTAAAATCACATAGCCAGTGATCGTTTCCCACTTGGCTCCTTTAATAAGACCAAACAAAAAGCTAGTGTCCTTCTGGATCGACACTCCGATGTCAGTAAACGCAACAATAAAGGGAGCGGCTATTACTGCGAACATAGTAGCCACAACAATAAAACGACGAACCCAAGGACCACTGGCTCCACCACGTTGAGCAGCAGCGTCGGCTGACGCATCCGCTACTTCCTGTTTCTTAATGGTCTGTTCAAAAAGTGCTGCTTGGTTCTGCATCTGAGCGGCGATCAGTTTCATTACGAACCCTGATATACCTCCTCCCAACATTGCTAATAGTTCAGTCGTCATTGCTAATTTCTTTGATTACCTTAACCGCTGATGCGGTCATATAGACAAGGGTAGCGATACCCACAATAAAACCCAGTACCTCATTGATCGGTGTGAGACTCAAAGTAGCCAGGAATCCTCCCGTTCCAAGGGTTGATCTGAAAATCATATCTTCCATCATACTTCCTCACTTTCTAAGGGTGCATAGGTTTCAAACACTGCGTTCTCCTCGTAGTCATCGAGGTCATAACCCCGTACGTCCAATGCCCATTTGCCGTCAGCCGTAGGAACTGGAGACGTCAGCCAGCGTGTGCCTTTGCCCTCAGTCCAGTAAGAGAAGTTCAAGTACTTGCCCTCCTCGTCAGCGCGGTCAATGGCTCCTTGTTCGGTTTCGTAGATTAGGTACATTAGTAAATGTCGTATTGGTTGTTAATGTTAGCTTCAACAGCAGGACGATTAGAGGACTGGTCGGAGTCATAGGCAACAATTTCATAAATTTTACCATTTGCGTAATTTGAAACATTGAACGAGTTTCTGCCGATGTGAAAATCAGTCGTTGTACTCAATCCAGCAACAACAGTATCAGTCCCAGCACTTGACCCATTCTTGTACACCGTCATTGTTGTTCCGTCTATTTCAAACGTAGCCAATGATAAATCATTATTTCCGCTCGCGTCAACTGACCCATCGCCGTTGTACCTAAATCTCAAGTCTGACCCACCCTGCTGGACAAAGATGCCATCAGCACCGCCATCTCTGGCGTCATACACCTGCCCAGTTGAAATCTTTTGAACTGAAGAGATTAGCATATCTCCAGATGGAGAGAACGCAAATCCAGACGCGACCATAAAGCTGCCTGAACCATCAAACACCAAAGCACCCAAGAACGCGTGAGGCTGACCAGATGTCACCTCGCCGACAATCTTTGGTTGATTTGCAGCAGCACTCTGCACCGCGTCATTTGCTGGTACATTACCGCTCTGGTCGTACCACGTCTGCACGTATCCGTTGACTGTATCGTTAGCAGCAGGGATGTCAGTAATGCCGTAGGTCTCACCGATGTTAGCCTCAATGGCTGTACGGTTGTCGGACTGGTCGGAATTGTAGATGATGAACTCTTGCATAGTTCCATCGTAGCTATTTGAGCCAGAAGAACCCAAATTGCTATTTTGGTTTATCGACACGGAACCCGCATCGAAGGTGCTTGAGGTTACTCCATTTTTAGCAAAGAACGAAGATGCGCCATTATACAGCGCAAAAATAACAGATTTATCAGTTGTTAATGCAACTCCAGTACTAGCATTAGTGGCTGCAAGCATTCTGTAATTTGAGCCAGATTGGTCAAGTAGTGTTCTAGGAGCAGATTGATTGACGCTATCGAAGAGTTCATTGAGATTACTGCTAGTCGTGTCTGACTGATGAACCATAAAGATGCTGTTTGCTTGAGTAAGGTCAGCACCAAAATCAATAACGAAAGTATCTCCCGCACCATCAAAATCCACCTCTGGATTATTATTGGAATCCTTTAGTAGCGTACCACCATCAACAATCTTAGGCTGCTTCGTAGGGTCAGTCTGAGTTGCGTCATTCGTACTGCCTGATTGGTCGTACCACGTACTGACTGTACCATCCCGTGAGAACGCAGCTAGGGAAATGTCGTAGTGATTTGCGATGTTCTCCTCAATGGCTCTGCGCTTATCGGACTGGTCGGATTTATACGAGATAAACTCTGTAATTTTACGCCCTGAGTTGTATGTCGTACCATTCCCAGATGCCCCTATAATCGTGTTGGTTAGCTCTGTGTTGACGGTAGCAGTTCCAGCCGCACCGCTAGCAGCACCATCCACATACGCTTGAAAGTTCGTTTGATTCCACGTGAATGATATCAATTCAACGCCGCCAGATTGAGCTCCAAAATCCGTTGCGTTTACCCATAAGGCAGAGGTTCCATCGGAGTCACCAAGAATGAAATTAGATGAATATGGTAACAAAACATCGCCTTCTGATGCGATGTAACCCTTTCGAGTACCGTTCTGCCCAGCTGAATCAGACAGTGCAAATACAGTCGCAGCATTTGCGCTCAATTCAACGACTCGTGCACCACAATCGAGGAAATCATCGACACCATCAAATTTAATAGTGTTGTTTCCGTCAGCATCAGTAAACAACGTCCCACCCTCAACAATCTTAGGCTGATTTGCTGCAGTCGTCTGCACTGCGTGATTGTCGCTGCCTGATTGGTCGTACCAAGTCCGAACGCGTCCGTCTGCTTGAGTAACTTCCCAAGTTAAATTGGATACACTAAGGGTTGCACTAGTTCCACTTGGAATAAAAAAATAAAGAAGCGTAGACCCAGCACCTGTACCGGAACCGTCTCCAGTAATATCGAACTGAAAATCTAAATTATTTGTTCCATTCGCAAGTGTAACATCTTGTATACCATCAGGAACGCCACCATTTGTTCGTACTTTTATAACACCAATAAGGTCGGACACTTCCAATGTCCCTCTGAGCCGATAACGTCCTTCTCCGAACAAGCCAGAGCGTATCTCTGCAAAATCTGAACTTGCAGAATCATTGTCTATGGATGCGCTGTAATTGCTGGCATCTGTAGACGATGTAACAACAAAGCGTGTACTAATGTCGGATGGAACAATTAGTCGATTCGTTATATCCAAGTCCGCATTCACCCAATCCTCCAGCGTACCATCAGCAACCTCGGATGCGGTAAAGGATTTGACTGCGTCATCGCTTGAACGGCGTACCTCAACCACATCGCCAGTAAAGCTTGAGCTAAGGTTACGCAGGGAGTAAGCGGCGGCTGCTCCTGTAGCTTGGTCAAGAGGAAGCTCCTCATCAAAGCTGGCGCTTACAAAACTCTCTAGCGTACCGTCAGTAACCTCGTCAGCGGTAAAGCCCTCAGTCTCCCCGTCCACGTTACGGCGTACCTCTACAACGTCACCAGTGAAGTCCTCCTTCAGTTTACGCAGGGAGTA